GATATGACGAAAACACTGACATAGATGCTACATACGAAGAACTTAAAGAAACCTACGCTGACGATGATTCTGTTATTGGTGTATTTAAAGCATTAGATAAGCGTGGTAATAGGTATAGAATAGTAGAAATGGAGAGCATATAATATGTCAACTTCAGACCCTATACATATACAACAATCTTCTGCACAGGTTCAGGCTGATTATAGATCAAATGGTCTTGTTATTGAAAATGGTGGTAACATACGATACCAAGCAGGTCTTAGCATTCTTAGTAATGAAGTCTCTAGTGGTAACATATTCTTTGGAGATAGATTAAACCCTAAAGCAGGGCAGGTAAAGTATAACCACTATGTAGATAAAATGTTTTTCTATACTAACGGTCTACACCGTGCTGACATAGGAACAGATGGTTTAAATGTAAATGGGCAAGTTACTTGTGATAACTTTAATTGCTCAGGTATAGCTACGTTTAGCGCTATTGATTTTACATCTACTGTTACTTTTGATAACAACTCTACGTCTGACCCTAACATTATTTTGGATGTTCCTTCGTCAACAGTAAAGAAGATTATAGATGTAACTGAGAATGATACTAATAAAGGCGGTATCTGTTACTACTACGGTCAGTACGGACAGAGTCCGTTACTAGCTTTTGTTAATGAGTATCACGGTCTTCGTATTAAAAGCTACTCAGCTAATCAACACAGCTTAGAACCTTCTACTGCAGGGGGGTTAGCTAAAGATGACGAAGTAGATTTAGGTACATCGTCTAATAGGTTTGATGACATCTACGCTACTAATGGTACAATACAAACTTCTGACCGTAATGAAAAGCAAAACATAGAAGGACTGTCAGAAGCAGAAGGAAGAGTAGCAGTAGCCGCTAAAGGTTTGCTTCGTAAGTTTAAGTGGAGAAGTGCTGTTGTGGATAAAGGCAATAACGCTAGAGTACACTTCGGTATTATTGCTCAAGACTTACAAGAAGCATTTGAAGCAGAAGGTTTAGACGCAAGTGACTACGGCATGTTTACTAGCGCTACTTGGTGGGAACATGAGGGTGAGTCATACCTTTCAGAAGAAGACGCTCCCGAAGGCGCGACACAGAAAACAAGAATGGGAGTTAGATACTCAGAACTCCTAGCATTTATAATAGCAGGTATATAAGGAACTAGCTATGACTCAAGAAGGAAAACAAGTTTTAGATTTAGCCGCCGCCTCTACAGGTGTAATGTCTCTTGCGGCTTGGCTACCGCCTATAGCTAGTTTATTTACTATAGTATGGTTGGGTTTGCGTATTTGGGAATCCCCTACAGTGCAGAAATTGATTAAGTGAAGAAACTATTATGTTTATTATTAATGTTGTCAATAGCTACTTGGGGTGATAACACGCAGGAAGGGAGTCTTAATACTTTTCACGGTGATAATAGTACAACAAACAGTAATAACAACACAACAGATACATCAACAAGTAACACGTACAACGGTGCAGGAAGCAGTAGCGAGATACCAGTAGGCTCTGCCATTACACCAAGCTATATGTCCAACGGTATGGACACTTGTCTTAAAGGAACAGGTGGTTCTTTACAGACAGTAGGGTTAGGTATCAGCACAGGTAGTTATGAAGTTGATCCTAACTGTGACCGTAGACGAGATGCTAAGTTATTATCAGACTTAGGTATGAAGGTAGCGGCAGTAGCTAGGATGTGCGAGTCAGTTGCAGTATGGAGAAGTATGTTCTTGTCAGGTACTCCTTGTCCTATACTTAATGACGGTAAGCTTATAGTTGGTAAACGTGCAGTGTTAGCTATGAAGAGACAGCCAGAAACATATATACCTGACTACAATAAAGATACTAAGGATTGGTACAATACTATACTCAACATTGGAGGAGAAACTGTAGATGAAGAAGATGATATTATCTCTGTTAGTGCTAAGTTCCGTAGCACAAAGCAGTGAGTTAGATAACCTTATTAATACCTCTAGTGCTATTGTTGACCAGATAGATAAAGGCATTAAGTTAGTAGGCGCGGCACAAGAGTATTCACATCATGGTGATGCTTTGTCTGATGGTAGTATGTCTAGCACAGCCTACATTACTTCTGAGCAACTACAGGCGTACAACAGTGCTTTGTCAGGTATGTCAAGCTATCAAGCCTTTGGAGATTTAAGGGCTGTTATAAATGACAAGGCTAACACAGAATTAGTTTTAATGGACGAAGCTATCGACACGTTTACAGAAGTAGTTGTTGATATGATTGCTGTGCAACAAGTAGCAGAGATGGCAGAGACAGCCGCTAGTCCACAAGAAGAAGCAGACGTACAGACGTTTGTAGAGTTAAATCAAGAAGTATTAACCATAACTCAAGAAGAGGTTGATACGTATAACACAAGCATGGACGATATCGAAACACACGCTAACAATGCTAGTGCTTACATAGCCGTAGCTAATAACGATCAAGCAGTAGAGTTTCTAGAGCAAGGGATTGAGAACGCAAACACAACAGCAGAGCAGACTACTATATTCTACGATGCTAATCAACAGTGGGTTGCGATGGGATATAATACTACTAGAAACCTAACAGCAGTATATCTTAACGGTAATGATAACTTTGGGCTAGACCTATACATATCAGAAGCCGATGTACTACTAGCAGGGAGTGAGTCAGAGTATTATCTAACTGGCCCTACAGGTTCGGGCTATAACTGTTTTATGTTTGGTACGGAGTGTGAACTGTGAGTTTAGATACAACAGAATTAAAGATTGGTAAGACTACGTTTAAAGGTGCTTGGATTGCAGTAGTGTTTGCATTAGCATCGACTATTGGTGGTGGTGTGTGGACAGCTTCAAGTCTGTATTCTAGATTAGAGATTGTAGAAAAGAAATCTTCTAATGTCAAGCCTCTTGTAGAGAAGGTAACATTAATAGAGCAAAGATTAGAAGACAACGATGTGAGCCAATTAAAGGGCAAATTAGCCACTTTAGGCACACGCCTAGAGACACTACTAGGTCAGCAGAAAAACCTCTTAGAATTGAAGGACGAGGTTGCTACGCTATCTAAGGACATTGAGAGTATCAGAGGTATAGTTACAGCGGCTGAAGTTCTTACTAAAGACTTAGGTGATACTCAGAAGCAGTTGAAAAGTATTAACAAAGAAATAGACGATGTATGGGAAGGTATGGATTACCTATCCAATCCATTAAAGTAGGAGATAACATGCCAACTAGAAAGCCTAGAAAAGGTAAAGCTAAAGTAAAGATTACATCTTCAGGTAAAAAGGTAAGCTACGGTCAAGCAGGTAAAGCAAAAGGTGGTGGCCCTAGAGTTAAAGCAGGTACTAAGAAAGGTGATAGCTATTGCGCTAGAAGTTTAGGGATTAAAAAGAGACTACCTAAAAAGAAACAAAACGATCCTAACACACCTAACAATCTATCACGTAAGCGTTGGAAATGTTCAGGTGCTAAATCGAGGAAATAAGTTATGGCTATGAAACCTTGTGGTTGTAAAAGTAAAAAGAAGAAAGCTACTAAAAAGAAAGGTAAGAAACGTGGCTACTAAAAGAAAACCTGCTAAGAAGAAGTCTACAGTAAACTCAGCAGGTAACTACACCAAGCCTACTATGCGTAAGAACTTGTTTAACAAGATTAAGTCTGGCAGTAAAGGTGGTAGATCAGGTCAATGGTCAGCACGTAAGGCACAGATGCTAGCTAAAGAGTACAAGGCTAAAGGTGGAGGATATCGGTAATGCCTCTAAAGAAATCACAGAAAAGTTTAAAGAAGTGGACAAAAGAAAAGTGGGGTACTAAGTCAGGTAAGAATAGTACTCAAGGTAAGAAAGCTACAGGTGAGCGTTACTTACCAAAGAAAGCTAGAGAATCTTTATCCAAAAAGGAATATGCCGCTACCTCTCGTAAGAAGAAAGCAGATACGAAGAAAGGTAAACAGCATAGTAAACAACCCAAGAAGATAGCTAAGAAAACAGCTAGATATAGAAGAGGTAAGTAATGGGAATTGAAACAGTTACTAATGGTAGAATAAGCGAGTTAGTCGATACTAACCCTGTAGCGGCTGATAAGGTTAATAAAGGTGACGATCACATTCGTAATATCAAGAAAGTAATTAAAGAGACTTTTTCTGGTATTAATGATGAAGGCGCTAATGCAGTACCTGTTACGGCTGAAAGTGCTGAGTTAAATATCTTAGATGGCGCTACTCTTACTACGGATGAGTTAAACATTCTTGATGATGCTACTGTCACTACAGCAGAGTTAAATGTATTAAGCGGAATCTCCGCAGATTTAGAAGCGGCTGATCTTAATATCTTAGACGGCGTTACCGCTACTACAGACGAGCTTAACTATGTAGATGGTGTTACTTCTGCTATTCAAGATCAGATTGACTCTAAGCAAGATGACTTAACAGCAGGTAACAATATTACTATTGATGCCGTTACAGAAAACGATGTCACCACTACTACTATTACAGCTAGTGGTACTCCTTTTGTCGTTGCGGGAGATACTTCAGGGTACAAGCAAGGAACTTCTAGTGGTGTGATGACTCAGGGACAGTGGAATAGCTTGCCAATAAAGAAAATAGTATATCCTAGTAATACTATGAACGGATCACCTGCTATCCCTACAGGCGTTAGTCTTAACAGTAGCGGGGATACTCTTACACTACCTGAAGGTAGTTATTATTTTGAAGCTTGGGCAGACCTGTCAAATCAGAGCTATTCAGCGACTGTAGATAGCGTAAAACTTCAGCTATGGAGAGATGGAACTAAGGTAGGATATAGTCACAGCAGTCCTCTAAGAGAGCATGATACTTTTAGTTTTCCTATTTCAGGTATGTTTACTGTAGCCGCAGGAGGTCAAGATATTAGACTTAGAGTATATAGATCGGACGAGTCTAATGGTGCAGGTGAATTACGATATGGTGCAGGTACTAATAACGATGGCAATCTATTTTCCCTTGTTAAAGTTTGGAAATTATAATTATGCCTTTTAAGAAGATAGAAGTAACCCGACCTAGAGGGATTAATACAGACCTATCTCCTTACGAAATGCCTAATGAGTTATGGAGTAGTGGTAATAATGTTGACTTTAAAGGTGCTAGGGTTAATGTAGCCTTAGGATATCAAAGAATGATGTCTTCATCTCCTTTAAGTGCAATTCCTAAACATGCTGTTGCTTTTAAAGATGGTTCTACAGACTATTGGTATTATGCAGGTGATACTAAGATTTATAGAACTGACGGTACTAATCATACTAATGTAACTCGTAATGATGAAGAATCAGAACCTATTATAAATGAAGACTACACCCCTGAGTTTGATATAACGTATGACCCAAATGATAGTAGTATTGTTATTTCTAAAGTTAGGCAACATAGCGGTTGGACTTCAGATGTATTTAATGGTGCTTTATTGCTAAACAATGGTTATGACTTGCCTCAAGTTTATAGCACTGCTACAAGCACAATGGTAGACTTGACTGCTTGGCCTGATGCGGATAGATGCGGCGTACTGCGTCCTTTTAAGAACTATCTAGTTGCTTTAGATATTACTGACAGCGAAGGAAGAAAACCTACAATGGTTAGGTGGAGTGATACAGCTCCTTTAGGAGGCGTACCTACATCATGGGCGGCAGTAGATGCTTCGTCACAAGCAGGTTACAATATTCTTCCAGATACTCAAGGTCAGGTTTTAGAAGGTAAGGCGTTAGGAGATACATTCTTTATTTACAAGAATGACGCAGTATGGGCTATGCAGTTTATTGGAGGTAACTTTGTATTCTCGTTTAGAAAAGTATTTAATGATGCAGGTATATTGGCTAAAGACTGCGTTGCTGAATATGACAATAAACATTTTGTTGTTGGTGTTGATGATGTTTATGTTCACGATGGTACAACTAAGAAGTCTGTTATATCAAATAAAATGCAAGAGTTCTTTTATAATGACATCGATACAGACCATGTTTCTAAAGTAAGATGTGTTGCCAATAACGCTAGAAAAGAAATGATAATTTATTATCCTAACTTTAGTAGTGAAGATGGTATAGCTAATACAGCTATTACATGGAACTGGGAGTCAGACTCTTGGAGTAAACGAGACATTGGAAACATTTCTCACATCACTACAGGTATTGTAGCTTTAGATGGTACAGATACTCGTAGTTGGGGAGACGTTACAGATACGACTACTTGGGAAGGTAGTACAGGTGTGTGGGATAGCCAGACATATAACCCTGCTGTAGACTCCCTAGTATATATTACTCAAGGTGGCCTTTCTACTTCTTCTAACTTTAACTTAGGAAACACTGGGATTCGTATGAGATTAGAGGGTCAGGAAAAGTCCTATGAATCATTTGTAGAGAGAGAAGGTATAGACTTTGGAGACGATAAAGGCTACAAGTATGTACATGCTATCTATCCTCACATGGTTGGAGAAGGAACTGTAAAGATATATGTAGGTACTGAAGAGGTTCAAGGTGGTGGTATATCATGGTCTGCTCCTCAAGAGTTTGTTGTTGGTCAGGACTACAAGGTTAACTTTAGAAAGAGTGGTAGATATATTGCTGTTAGGTTTGAGAGTGATGGTGGTACTTTGTGGGGATTGACAGGATACTCTATGGAATACAGCCTTGAGGGTAGACAGTGAGAATAGAATACGTTCCAATGCCCCCTCCGCAGGAACTTGAAGGTATTCCTGTATACTTACAGAACGAGCTACAGCGTATCTCTAGATTCTTAGGTGGTATCAGTGAGATACATGACTCAGGTATGTTCTTAGCTACGTCAGGAGCTACAATGGCTCTTACAGACGCACCTGCTACTATTACAGCTTACGATACTATTAGAGCAGATGAAGAAGGCTTGGAGTCTAACAAAGATAACGGTACGTTTACTTTCTTATCTGAAAGCAGATATCGTTTAAACTTTAGTGCTAACGTAAGTGCAGGTAGTACCTCTACACTAGTTATAGGTGTTTACATAAATGACACTTTAGTCAGCGGTACGCAACATACTTTAAATACTAGTGGAAGTCATTACCTTCCTATATCTTTTAGTACTAAAGGTACAGCGAACGCAGGTGATGTTGTTAAAGTAAAAACAGCCCTATCTACAGGTACAGGTACTTTAACATTTGACATTCTAGATGTAGACATTGAAGGTAAGTCAATAGATGTATAGATTTAGCAGAGTAACAGACGTAGCTGAGATTCACAAGAACCAAGACGTAATCATAGAGTATCTGTTAAAGGTTATTAACAAGACTCCTGAAGTTACCTTGAAGCATGTTATGGAAGCTATAGAGAAAGGTGACAGTCAGCTGTGGCTTTCATACAAAGGTAAGGAAGTATTGGGAGCAGTAGTTACAAAGGGTGTTACATATCCTGCAAGGTTTAGATTGTTAATACATCTATGTGGCGGTAAGGATATTGAAGAATGGGTAGACTCAGCTATAAGTAATATAGAGAAGTTTGCTAAAGAGAAAGGATTAGATGGCGTTGAAATATATGGAAGAAAAGGTTGGACTAAACTAATACCTTCTTATTCTTCTGACATTGTATATATGGTAAAGGAGTTTTAAATGAGCAAGGGCGGAAGTTCAGAGACTACAGACAGCACAACTAGACTTAGCGGTGCGCTAAGAGGTAGTTCTTTATCTGCGTTGCGAGATGCAGAAAATCTATATAACTTAGGTACTGAAGGTATTTATAAAGGGTCTAGACTTGCTGAAGAAGACCCGCTAATTCGTCAGTCTCAAGAAGAAAGACTAGCACAATTTGGAGAAGGCGGTGCGTTGTCAGGTTTAATTGATTCTGGTATGAGTAACTTCCAGAACTACTTAAACGCAGGTGACTTAGCTAATAACCCTGTATTCCAACAGCAAATGGAAAGCATACTAGGAGATGCTAGTACGCAGTTCTCTAGAGGTGCTGTACCTATAATGCAACAAGCATCAGCGGCAGGGCAGTATGGCGGCAGTGAAGGTATGGAAGGATTAGGTCTGCTTGGTGGTGAAATAGATAGAAACACTCAAAGGGCTTTAGTACAGTCTGCTTTAGGTCAACAACAGCTAGGACTACAAGCTCAAGGTCTGCTTCCTCAAGTATTACGTACAGGTATGATGGGTCAAGATGTTGCGGAGAACATCGGTAAGTACAGAAGCTTACGTGGTCAAGCTGAGTTACAAGATGAGATTCAAATGTCTGAAGCAGATAGAAATGCAAACCTTCGTAACTTGTCTGAGTTCTATCAGTTCTTACAAGGTAGTCCTCTTGTTGCGGAAGCTAATCAAAAGAGTACAGTGACTCAAGAGACGGCTAGCGATCCATTCAGCGCTATAATGGGTACGGCCATGACTGTTATGGGTATGCCTACAGGAGCAGATAGTAGTATTGGCGGTGATCTATTTGGCATGTTGACTAAAGAAAAAGGGCCTTAGCTTTAACTAGGAGATTAAAATGGATCCAGCAACTATTATAGCAGGTATCTCAGCAGTTAGCGGTTTGATGAATGCCGCTAAGCCACAGCAAAGTCAGAACAACTCTGCTGATTTATTGTTGCAACAGTTTCTAGCACAACAACAAGCAAAGAAACAGGAGATGATGAACGCACAGCCTGTACAGATTCCACAAGCTATGCCTCCGATGTTTCAACCACAGCAACAGTTTATGATTCCCAATCAAGTAACAGGCGAAGTAATGCCTATATTCGGAAACAAGGTGATAATGTAATGATGGGTATATTCTCAGGACTAGGGGCAAAGAACCCTTTAGGCGGTATAGCAGGACTATTAGGTGGAGGTACAGGCTTAACAGGTATGCTTGACAAAGCTTTGTATACTTCAATGGCTAAGTCACAAGGTAAGAATAACTTACTCGGTCAACTGTTACAAGGTGGCGATACAGGAATACAATCGTTAATGCCTATATTTGGACAGCCTACAGGTATTATTCCTACACAGTCTTCAGGACTTACCGAAGACATGTTAATGCCTAACGGTGACCTTGTACCTGTATACACTCAAGGAACAATGCTATGAAGAAAGAAGATGCAGTCTTGCAATTCTTAATACAGGAAGAAGGGTTTAAGCCTAGAACTTATATCCCTAAGAAAGACGGCAAAGCTATTGGTAACTCTGGACTAACCTTTGGTGTTGGTATTGACATTGGTCAAATGAATACTAAAGAGTTCTTGAACATGGGGTTACCTAAAGAGTTTGAAGAATCTTTACTACCTTATGTAGGTAAGAAAGGTGCAGAAGCTTTAGCTGTTGAGAAGGAACTAGGACACTACACTCTTCCTACTGACGTTGCTATGAACATTAGCCGACAGAAGATTAATAAGTCTAAAGACAGAATGAGAAGCAAGTACAAGAACTACGATGAGCTACCGTATCAGCAACAGGCTGTAGGGTTATCGTTGTTACATAACTTTGGTGATAGCTCGCTAGACTTTGGAACTATGAAGTCTGTTATGGGTGGTGATCTAAAGAGTGGTATAGCTAGATTAAGAAACGCAGACGAGTGGAAGAATCCAGAGTTGTTTG